TTGGATCACTCCAGCCTGCTGCGTTGTCCCTAGTACCGATTGTTGGTTTCTTATCTGACTATGATAAAGTTAGAGCACTTGGTCGTATTGATGATGTGTTAACAGGTGAGTTTACAAAAGAAGGTGTAATTGATTATTCGACAATATCTGGTTCAGAACATATTGAAGATATGAAAAGAAAGCAATCGTTTACGTCCGGTGGTGAAGAAATAGCTGACATAGTAGCACAAAAAGCTTTAGGCTTGGATTTTAGTAGATTAGGTAAAATTGATTATGCTGGTGGTCTTGCTGATTTAGCAGACGCACAACTAGGTGAATCTAAGACTAAAACAGACAAATTAATTTTAGAAAGATGGCAAGTTTTAGCAGGAATTAATTGAAAAATTAAAGTTATTGCTATATAATCTACTACATAAAGGAGTAGATAATGGCAAATGAAGATTTTACCTCGCAACTAATTAAATCGCTTAATAAGGATTATAAGACAAAAGTAGCTTATAATCTATCAGAAGACGAAAGTCCTACACAAGTTAAGCGTTGGGTGTCAACAGGATCTAAGTTACTAGATTATATTTGCGCAAATCAACCTGACGGAGGTTTTCCTGAAGGTCGTATTGTAGAGATATTTGGGCCTCCTTCTATCGGTAAGTCACATATCGCAACACAGATCGCACGCAGCACCCAAAAAATGGGAGGCATTGTTGTCTATATAGACACAGAAAACGCAACTTCCATTGAAAACTTAGGCAATCTAGGCGTTGATGTTTCCCAACGATTTGTTTACGTTGATACACATTGCACTGAGCATGTACTTGACTTAGCAGAAAAAACAATTCTCAAAGCAAGAGCATTAGATAAAGATGTTCCTGTTACGATTATTTGGGATTCTGTTGCTGCTTCTTCTCCTAAAGCTGAACTCTTAGGTGATTATGATAAAGAAAGCATAGGTTTACAAGCCCGGGCTATCTCAAAAGGCATGCGTAAGATTACAGGTGTTATTGGCCAAACTAATAGCCTACTTGTTTGTTTAAATCAGATTCGTACAAAAGTTGGTGTTATGTACGGTGATCCTGATACGACACCTGGTGGTAAAGCAATTCCATTTCATTCATCTATTAGAATTAAACTAGGCGCAGGTCAGCAGATTAAAGACGGTGACGATGTTATTGGCATTCATGTTTGGGCGAAAACAGTAAAGAATAAAGTAGCACCACCATTTAGGAAGGTTGACTTCCAAATTCATTTCGGAAAAGGTATCGTAGAGCATGAAGAAATGTTTGACTTATTGAGAAAACATGGTATTGTCACATGTGAAGACAGAAGTTATCAAGTTTCAGGAACGGGCGGTTGGAAAACAATAGAAATGTTTGATGAAAATGGTAGTCTTATTGAATCAAAAAAGTTTAGAAAGACTGAGTTTAATGAAATTATGGAAGATCATTTTTGGGGACCAATTGTTGATATCATTCTTAAAGATGCAATGATAAAAAAGATGGGTACTTCAGATGGCGTCGATATCGATGCAGATTCATATGAGGAGATACGATCACTAGCAGATGAACTGGACATGTAATGGTAAAAAATAGAGTACTAATATTTGACGCATTAAAT